ATGGATAAAACAGAAATCAATAATCTGATTGAGACAGTCAAAACGGCAGACCCAGAATCAGAAGATTATAAAAATGCTATGGCAGGGCTGTTGATTCTGGCGGAGAGAGCCATCAAAAATGCAGCCCATCGATATGCCCGATCATTACAAGATCCCGCTGTTAGTTGCGAGGATCTAGTCCAGGATTGTAATGTCAAAATCATCAAGAGCATTCGGAATCTAACTACAGTCGCGCATGTAGAAGCGTGGCACTCCTGGGTATACGGTTCGGCTTGTTTTGCGTGCAAAAACAGCCTGAGTGGTGGTCCGTTGGGGATGATAAAAAACATACAACCAAAAACGCTGAGAAAAGGTTTTTCCGCCCAGCGTTACGAGAACGCCCGGGGCGATGCCGTAAGGCTAGATGCGCCATTATATGTGGATGACGATGGAGAGGCATCGAATAAAGACCAATATCGGCAAATACCGGTCCCCAGCACCACCGATGCGGAAATATTTCAAAAAGAACTAATTGAGATTGTGACGGCAGATTGTAACCCCACGCAGTTGCGGGTTTTTCAAAAAAAAATGGAGATGGACGGGGAGACATTTGTCGAAATCGGAGCAGCACTAGGGCTCAGCGGGAAAAGCGTGAGTCGCCACATTGACCGAATTAGAGAAAAGGCGAGACTAAAATTTGCCCATAAATCTAACTAATATAGATACAATACTACAATCGAATTAAACATAATCAGGGGGAGAACGGAAATGGGTAAAACGGAAATCAATAATTTGATTGAGATAATCAGGACTAGAGATTCTACCTCTCTGACATATCAACGGGCATTATCAACATTATTGGATTATGCCGCCCCACCAATCGGAATTGTGACAGCCATTTATATCCACAAAATACAAGACCCCGCAATATCACGAGACGATCTGGTGCAGATTTGCAATGCCGCAATTATCAAAGATGTCAAAAAATTTAACCCTTTGAAAAATGTACAATGGACGACATGGGTATCTGTAATAGCACATAACAAATGCCGGGACGTTGTGCGGGCTGGACCAATGGCGATGATGGGTCATATCCACAACTCGACATCTAGTGTCACACGCACAAACCACTGCCGTGATATGGGGCATATTGCGCCAGTCAGATTGGATGACCCCAACGCAGATGCGGAAATCCGCACCAGCGATAACACAGAGTTGGCAATTTATACCCGTGAGATGATTGGGCTGTTGATGGATAACGATCTAATTCCGGAGGAGCGGGAAATCTTTAAAAAATACAATGATATGGGTTGTCCGACATATCGGGTGGTTGCAACCACTCTAGGCATTCCCACCTCACGGGTTGCCACCATAATGGCAACCGTCAAAACAAAAGCCAGAGCCCGATTGAGGCAGGAGGTCATCCATCTAATTGGCAATATGGGATGAGTGGATTAAGGGGAGATGTTAAATGATAATTAATACATATCTAATACATAGACAGGATGAGGGACAGAGGATATGCCCCCCCCCGTATAGGTACTCTCCGAGGGGGTGGGGAGCCTCGCAGGTGCCGTGGCACCCTCCTCAATCAATTCTGACCTCCAAAACCACAACTAATGATGACTAATGGGTAATTAATCGTTAAATCATTGAAAGAGAAGAAGTTATGACTGCATATAGTAATTTTGGAACACTGCCAAAATATCCTCTGAAAAAAATCATTGAGGAGATGACCCCGCGGCAACGGCTCGATTATTACCACAGCGAGAGGGCTAAAACAGAGTTAAAAAAATTACAGGGCAGTTTGGTGTCAAAACAGGTTGTAAACGCAGGGCTGAAAGAAGCGGCGGAGGTCATCCAGAGTGATTTGTTTGGCGCACTACCCCAGAGATTGGCTGGGATATTGGGAGGCAGGACATTGTCAGCGGAGGAGGTGCGGCAGGCAGTTGTGGGTGTTGTGGGTGAGATTGTAACCGGGTGGACAGCGGGTGGTTTAGTTCCAGAAGTTAATATATTGTTAGAAACTAAAGAAAAAACCATAGAAAATGAAATAAAGGGGGACCCAGATGAAATTGAGTAATGAGGCTATTGAGGTATTAGTCAAAACAACAATTGAGAATGATGTGGTGATATTGCCTAACATTGTATTAGAGAGGGACTTATACTTGGAAGTATCTAGGGCTTTGTCTTTTATCGGAGGAAAATGGAGTCGGGGAAAGGGGGGATTTATTTTTGCGAAAAATGAAAACCCAGCAGAGAAATTGGGAATATTGATTGGGAAAATCGAGACGGGGGAAAGCGTCAAATCAGAGCAACAGATATTTCAATTTTTTCCTACGCCTAAAAATCTGGCGGAGAGAATGGTCCAATATGCGGGAATAACAGCGGATAGCAATGTGGTAGAACCATCAGCGGGACAGGGGGCTATCATTGATGAGGTCTATCCAATTACATCCAGTGTGACAGCGGTAGAACTCAACACGATTAACTGTGACATAATCCGTGAGCGATATCCTAGTATTGAGTTAATTCAAGGCGATTTTCTACAACAGGTTCCTGAAGAAAAGTTTGACGCTGTCATTATGAATCCACCTTTCTCAAAACATCAGGCATTGGCACATATTCTACACGCCTTTAAATTCTTAAAACCGTGGGGCACTCTCGTTTCAATTTGCGAGGCAGGAATCTCATATCGTAATGACAAAAAGACTGAAAAGTTCGGCGAATTTTTGATGGATACCAACGCAGAGGTTATAGACCTACCAGCGGGCACTTTTAAGGCATCCGGGACTATGGTTGCCGCAAAACTCATTGTTATTCACAAATCTAATTAGTATAAATGCACAATTATAATCCATTTAGATTTGTACAGGTCGTAAAACAATACGACACACCGGCGTGGGCGGCGGAACATATCTATCTATCACCGAGGATACCGACATCGGAGCCGGGGCAATGGCGGCGAACCAACGTGGAGGCTTTGTGTCGCCCGGGGGGACCATTGGAGGCAATGGATAGTCTATCGGTCGAGAGTGTTGTGATTATGAAAGGTGCTCAGACGGCGGTGACGACTACCACATACGCGTGGCTGGCAAAATCACAAGCCGTCGACCCATCATCCGCCCTGATAGTGATGCCGTCCGCCAACGATGCTCGGGACAAATCGAAAGAGACCTGGCAGCCAATGTTTGAGGATAGTCACAAATTGCAACGGTATATGCCAACAGACCGCAGACGGGATTGGACCGCAACTTATCAGCGCATCAATGGGGCTGGTGTGTATTGGGTAGGTGCAAACAGCCCGAGTCGATTGGCGTCAAAACCGATTAGGAGATTAATTTTGGATGAGGAGGATAAATTTCCCCGGTCATTCGGTTTGCAAAATAATCAGTCTGCAAAAAAGGGTGGGACAAATCCAGAGGCAGGCGCGGCGGCATTAGCAATCCAGCGGACAAAAACTTACAAGAAAAAGGGACAGGCAAAAATTATCCGCATATCAACTCCGACAGATGATACTGGGGGTATCGCAGAGGCATATAGCAATGGGGACCAGAGGAAACTAAAAGTCCCCTGCATACATTGTGGAACAATGCAGATTTTGGAATGGAAAAATTTTAAAATTGATATGGATTTGGCTAAGTTGAATCCGGCGGAGGCGGTGAAAAATGCACATTATCTATGTCCCCATTGCCATAAACCGTGGACAGATGAGCAACGCTGGAATGCAATAGATAATGGTATCTGGGAGCCCACAGAACAAGCCCGAGACCCTAAATGTCAATCGTTCTGGTTTCCGGCGTGGCTTTCAAAATTTGTAACAACGAGTTATCTGGCAACTGGCTGGTTAAAAGCCCAAACATCAAAATCTTGTCTTCAAGATTTTGTAAATGCGGAGTGTGGGCAACCCTATGTGCGATATGACAACAGGGTATTAGACAGTGAGTTTTTGGGGTTGGAGGGAGAATATGCAGAGGGGACCCAGTGGTTATCAGTGCCATTGTATTCTGGGCAATATGATGACCCATCAGATTCCATAATTCTGGCGGGTGTTGACGTTCAGAAAAATTATCTAGTTGCCACATTCCGCCAGTACCATCGTTCTGGGGATTCGGGTTTGCTCTGGAATGGGACAGTTGAGTCGTTAACTAGTTTGGAAAAAATGGCAGACCAGTTTGGTGCCAAATATATTTTTATCGACCAGAGATATCGGACCCGGGAAATCCAGGAATTTGCGTATGCGCATCAGGGGTATGTGCCGTGTCAGGGCGTGACCACCCGGGCACGGTCAATCTACAGTGTGCAAACCCTCGATATTGATGTCGGGAAAGCGGGACAGGGGCAGGGTCGGGAAATTACGACCCTGAACATCGACCCGAACGGGTTGAAGGATATTTTGGTCGAGTTGTTGAAAAAGAATGGGCGGCGTTGGCTGGTGCCAACGGGGTATTCGGGAAAATCAGATTATTGCCAGCAAATGAGCGCGGAGAGGTGTGTTAATGGCATCTGGCTAAATCCGCTGAATCGACCTGAACACAGTTGGGATACAGAGTGTCTATGTCTGTGTGGGGCGATATGGACGGGGTTCTATCCCGTGGCGATAGATTTAAAGATAGCCTAATACAATTCTAGTCATAAGTAATTCCTCAAAGATTAGGCGAATAAATGCTTGTGGGGAATGAGTAGCATTTTTCAATTTGTCATTCCCTAAAAACTTTTAGGGGAATAAAAATGACAATACCCAGTACCAGCAAATTGCAGGATTTAGCACATTATCTGACAGACCAGGCATATCAACTGCCTAATGAGTTGGATAAATTCGAATGTCTGACACTAATCGAGAGTTGGCAACCAGTCAGGTTGGCATTGGATTCTCTACGGTCTGGGACTATGTCTAGTTATACTTTAAATGGTAGGAGTGTAACCAAAATTTCAATCCCGACATTGGAAACGCAGGAGAATCATTTAATGGCACAAATTAAGGATTTCCTGTGGATGCGTGGTGTAACCCTGATTGATATGCGGGGATTTTACACCAACACAATGCCTTTTGCTGGTGGGGGTAATGTGACCGTATGAGTAACAACCCATTAGTTCCTCCATTCTCAACGCGCCTTAAAAACGGAATCGGTCATATTCTGGGGTTGGGTTACGACTCCGCCGAATCATCCAGGTACAGAAAAGATTTAGGCTGGGGCAGGATGCAGCCCCTTGATGAGGAAAATCTTGTTGGTGGCGACCTTACACGGCAATGGATTCGGCTAAAAGGGCAGGATTTACAGAGAAATAATCCTGTTGTTGCTGGGTGCACAACGAGGATTGAAACTTTTTTTGTCGGTAGTGGATTGTTACCGAGGGCGCGTACAACAGATAAAGGTTGGAACAGGGCATCGGAGGATTTCTGGAAAGATTATTCTGAAACCTGTGACATTCGGAAACGGTCAACGCTTGTCGATTTGCAGGCGATAATAGTTGGCTCTAGACCGGTGGTAGGAGGGACATATTTCGAGTTGTTGGAGGGTGGACAGATACGACCGATTGAGTGCGAGAGGATTAGAGATCCCAGTGATGTTGATAAGGCAAAAGATTTTGTTGATGGGGTCAAATACGATCGTAGTAGCGGTGTAACACTGGGTTATTGGGTACACGATAGGGACACTAATGGCGGGTTTAGCGATACGCACAGTGAACGATTTGTTCCGCGTGAAAATATGTTGCCTGTAATCCGTCGCGGTCATCGCATGGACCAGGGTAGGGAAATCCCCGACCTGTCATCTGTTATCCCAATTTTGTCTGACATCGGAGAACTCAATACCTATGTTCTCAACAATGCTAAAGCCCGGTCACAGATAATCGGGTTTATGAAAAAACTGACCGGACAGGCTCCCAATATGCAACCGCGTGGGTCTACTGTGACTACTCCCACTGGCAAACGAGATGTTTGGAAAACCGATTTTGGGCAGATTATGAGCCTTTTTCCGCAGGAGGATGTGGTGTTTCCGAGTCTGAATATTCCAGACAGCAATCAAGTTCCGTATTTAAAATTCCAGATGATGCTGATTGCGAGTGCTTTAAATTTGCCATACGAGTTTTTTGCTTTTGATTTTTCCGCTTTGGATTTTTCCAGACAGAAAGGCGTCCTCCTTTTTGTGAATCAAATCCGTAGGAACTGGCAGTTTTGGTTAAACCAGAATTTCAATCAGCGACTTTGGAATTGGAGAATCGCAAAAGAAATGCGTGTTGGCGGTCAATTGTCGCCGGCACCTACAAACAGTTTGGGTGTCAGCGAATGGCGAAAAGTCGAATGGAACTCTGTGGATGCCGAACTCCATATCGATGAGAAAGACAGAACCAACAACGACATATTATTGCACCAACTCGCATTACAACCGTTGACAGAAGCAGCGCGGAGACGAGGACGGGAGTTAGAGGATGTGTTGAATGAGAAAGCGGACATTCTATTAATGGCACATAAAATCGAATTAGAAAAAGGATTGCCACCTAATAGTTTGATTAACGCACAGATACCGGGACAGGCAGAGGCAAAAGGGATTGCAGACGGTGAAAGTGGAAGGGAAGAAACAAAATGATTACAACGAATTGTAAACTTATACGAGTAATGACTGCATTGATGAATGAACAGTTTTTGATTACTCCTGAGATGCACAGGACATTGACGGATATTGTCAAGGCGCACGGTTTTGGGGGACAGGCAGAAGCGGACCAACATATCAAAGCCCAATCGTATGGGCAGAATCCCGCCAAGAAAGCATTCCAAGTTTTGGGCAATTCCACTGCCGTAATACCGTGCGAGGGCGTCATTGGCAGAAAATTTGACGATGTTCTTTATTCCTCGGGTGTTACATCGATTGATATTTTTGAACGATTGGTAAATACGGCGGCTGATGACGATGAGATTGATTCAATTCTGTTTAATTTTGACAGTCCGGGGGGAACAGTAACGGGTGTCCCGGAGGCGGCAGAGGCAGTTAGACGGGCAAAAAATATCAAGCCTGTTATTGCGTATGCTGATGGACAGATGTGTTCCGCCGCGTATTACATCGCATCTCAAGCCACCTATATTTATGCCCTGCCGTCCGCTCAAGTTGGGTCTATCGGTGTGTATCTGGCGTTGTTGGATTATTCGAGGGCGGCAGAAATGGCTGGTATCAAAGTAGAACTTTTTAAAAGTGGGAAGAACAAGGGAATGGGAACTCCAGGGACGGCATTGTCAGAAGAGCAACGGGCGATGTTACAGGCAAAGGTTGACAAGACGGGTGCCCAATTTCGGGCAACTGTTAATGAGGGACGGGGCAGGACAATCAATCCTGATGTGATGCAGGGGCAGTCCTTTGACACCGGAGAGGCAAAATTGAATGGGTTGATAGATGAGATAGCCTCTTTTGACCAAGCCCTACTTGATGTTATGTGGCTGGGTAAAACAGGTAATAAGTAATTCTCAAAGATTAGGCGAATAAATGTTTGTGGGATTGATTAGATTAACTGTTAATATAGGAAAAATAAAAAATGAAAATTGTATCTCTGATTTCTGGATTGGTGTTTATGGCGGGTGTGGCGGGTGTGGCAATGGCTGGGACTCAAACGATGTCCATTACTGTTACCAACGGACAACCTATTGCTATTAGTTCCGCAATTCCCGTCTCGGGGGTGTTGGACAAGATTGAGGTTTGTCAATCTGCTGGGGCAACCTCAACGGTGACAGTTGCAAATTATGTTGGGGATACGGCAACCGAGGTGTTTGTAAATCTCTCCGGGTTGGTTGGCAATAAGGTTGTGAGACCTCGTTTTGCTCCTACGGATGCGACAGGGGCAGTGTTGACCAATGCGTCTGTATCGCGTGTGTCTCTCGGTGGGACAACCAAAATGAGTGTGACTGATGCGGGATGTACGACCAACAAAAACACTGTGGTCGTGACGATTTATTTTGAAAAAGCCCCGATGATTGCTTGGTAATTTTCAAAAACAAAGGAAAAAAATATGGCGATTGAAAAGACAGTGATTAATCAGTTGTTAGATGCCCAGTTACGGATATCAGATTTGACTGGCAAGGTAGAGGCGTTGGCGGCTGAAAAATTGGACATGGAAAACAAACTTAAGGCGGCTGAGGCTTTGGTAATTGAAGCAAAGGCAAAGACTGATGCAGATGTTGCCAAGATTAAGGCTGATGCAGAGGTTTTAGTAACAAAGGCTGAGGCTGATGTTGCCAAGATTAAGGCTGACCTTGATGTTGAGTTAAAGAATCACGCAACGACAAAAACGGAATTGGATACGGCGAAAGCCAGACTTGCCAATCCTGGGTTTGAGATTGCTGGGTCTAAGGGGACTCCGAACGGGGAATCCAAGGACGGTGGGGTAATCGGCAAGGGTGGAAATTCTGACGAAATGAGTCAGGCAGAAGCCCACGCCGCTTACAATGCGTTGGGAAGTTCGGAGGCAAAGACAGAGTTCCGAAAAAAGAATTGGAAAGTTTTGGGTATTGAACAGGAATAAAAAAATATTCCCGCGAATTAGCGGGATTTGTTGAGGTATAAAAATGGCTACTCTAGTTTCGCAAATTAATGAAGCCCTTGTTGACCAAAAGGTCGTCAAGGCTTTGCGGTATACGCTGACTCTGCTTAAGAGTTTCTCTTATCAGGTCGAATCAAATGGACGGGTAAAAAATGATTCCATTTATGTCCCTATTTCTACGGACCCGACCGAGCAGGACAAGACTCCTGGTGAGGCTGGAACTCCCGACGGAACCTTGGCAGGTGTGCAGGTTCAGTTGACGAATTTCAAAAATTCTTGCTGGTCTTTCAATGAAGGCGAAATTCGGGCGAATTTACTGGCGGAGGCTTGGGCTGATAAGGCGGCTGGTGCGATGTATGTTTGCGCAAAAGGGGTGATTGACCGCTCCCTGACTCTGGTTAAGGCTTCGAACTTTGGTAATACCGAAGCGGTCGACAAGCAGACCACGGCTATTGCTGATTTGGATCAGGCATCTATTGCCTCGTTTGTCGGTATCGGCACCACAAAAATCAAACAGCGTGAGAAGACCATTTTGCTTGGGACTCAGGCATCGTTTGGTTTGATGGGTAACAGTCTGTTGGCGATTACCTACGCTCTGTCGGGCAAGGACGCGATGGTGTCTGGGACGCTTCCTGACATTCTGGGTGTTCCCGGTGCGCGGTATGATGCGTTCCCCCCTAACGGGGAAAATCTGGTGGGCACGATGTTCGGCAGGGCGGCTCTGTTGGTTGCTACTGCTCCGCCAGATCCACTGATTGAGGCAGGTCAGGGCAATGTGGTCCAGCGTCGTATTATCACCGACCCCGAAAGCAAAATCAGCGTCCTCTACACGATGACTGTTGATGGTGCTGGCAAGTTGTCTGGTGAGTGCAGTCTGTTGTCTGGTTGCGCTGTTGGGCAGAACGCGGCTGTTCGGTTGGTGACTGCGTAAGTTGGTAAAAATATAAAGGTAACACTTTTTACGGGGAGGAGGGCAGAAATCCTTCTCCCCGTTTTCACAAGGAGAATCAAAAAATGAAATCAGTATGTTTTACAGTTGAACTGAAAAATGGGCAGCAATCCTGTGTTGGTGTGAGTGACAAGGTTGGGACTCTGGTTGACCAGGCGAAAAAGGCTCGGGTTGCCGGCGCGGTAAAAATTAATGGGAAAGAGCAGGCGATTGTTGGTGGTGTGGTTTTCCACACTTCAGGGTTTGGACCCATCTACTCATTTAAATATCGTCCTGTTGCAGCAAAGCCTGTTGCAAAGCCTGTGGTGAAGGATGAGTCCAAGGAAGTTGAACCCGATGAGGATGAGTCCAAGGAAAAATAAAGATGCAGGACTTTAATCCAGAACAATCCTTGAGTGATTTGAGGGAAATCATGGGTGGGATGAAACAGACGCTTGTATTGGCAGACGGCAAGGTTGTCGAGGCGTCTGTGTCTACTGGTCAAGAGTCCGACGGATTGGAAATTGCTGGTGTGACAGATGAGCGGAGATTGACCGCATATTTTGCGGTTGTCGATTGTAAGACCTTGCCAGTAGAGGCGGACATCATCAGTTACAGACAGCAAAATTATAAAATCAAGAACAGGTTTATTTCCGACGACGGTGTGACAATCAACATTACTGCAACGGGGGAGTTTGAATAAAAATGGCTATCCACACTCCAGAAAGAAAAGTCGAACAATCAATCGTATCCTATTTTCAAAATGGGTTTTCCAATGTTGGGATGAGGACACGGTTTTCAGGAAAAATAAAAACATTGCCGTGTGTTGATGTTGTTTGTGATGAGGCGGTCCCGAGAAATTACGATGATAGCAATCACGTGTTGAGTTGGGTCTGTAATCTCAAACTGACAGTGAGGACTCAATACATAAAAGAGGATTCGGAGGAGGGGACTTTTCACGACATTTTGACGGGTGGCATTGCTGATTTGGTGGCAGGGCAATCAGTGATAGAAGCCCTGAATGTTTTTGGGGCAACCTATGGATGCCAGATTTTTTATCTGAAGCCGGGGCGAAGGGTAAACAAGGTTGTCGGAACTGAATATCAGACGGAGTTGAGTGTTGAAATATGGCTTGCCCCATTACAGGGCAATTAAAAAAAGTGAGGGTTAAAGATTATGAACGAAGTCCAAGTTGAGGAAGTCAAGGTTGAAGGAATCAAATACAAGACAGGTGCCGGGACATCCGCCATTGTGCAATTGGGTGCAACAGTGTTTGTTGGTTTCGGCGGTTACACTATTAGCGGAACCGTGACTAATTCCAGTGCCTTACAAGATATGGAAGAACATACTCAAAAGATTTTAGAGGATAATGCCCGAAAGTGGAGTGGTTAAAAAATGGCTACAGCAATATTAAAAAGTAAATCAACTCTTGATGCCAGCGAGTTCGAACTGGGCATCAACAAAATGAGTCAGAGTGTTGCCAGTTTTACCAGCGGGGAATTGGCTGGAGTGGCTGGGGCTATTGGTGGCGCATTTGCCGTTTCCAAAATACTTGAGTTTGGAAAATCGGTAATGGATACGAGTGTCGAATTGGACAAACAATCCAAAACTTTGGGAATCAACGTTGAGTCATTACAGGCTCTTTATGCTGCCGGATACAAGGCTGATGTCCAACAGGAAACAATGATTAAAGGGTTGAACAGGCTGGCTGATTCTCAAGATAAAGTTGTGCAAATGAATAAGCAAGTCACGCAGGCATTTAGAAATTTGGGTTTGAGTGCAGAGCAGGTTGCATCGATGGGAATTGAGGAATTGTTTGGGAATATTGCAAAAGGTGCTGAAAATGACGCTACGGCAATCAGAGATTTGAATGAGATTTTTGGGCGTGGGATGGGGGCGGAACTGATGCCCCTTTTAAAAGATGTCGCGGTTGTTGGGTTGCAGGGAATCAAGGACGCGGCGATTGAATCTGGTGAGGCGATTGACCAGGAAACTATTGCAAAACTGAAAGTTGCCAATGGGGTTTTGAAAGAATTCAAACTGAGTTGTGACAGTTTAGGGTCGAAAACTTTTGCTGGTGCTATTACTGCAACGACAAATTTATACGATGCCATTATCCGATTAGCCACATTAGGCAGAGGTATGAGTTTCAAGGATTTTTGGAATGGTGATTTACTGGGGAATTTGAACGCAGACAAGATTGCGGGGGATATCAAAGTTTCTGAAATGGAAAAAGTGGTTGCGGATAAAAAAACAAAAAAACAGAACTCGAAAAAAATCAGGCTACCGAGTTGGCGACTGAACAGGCAAAGACCGCAAAATTGTTGGAACAGTTTTCCAATAAAAATTTGACCGATAAAGAAAAAGCCTTTGAGTTGGAAAAGGAAGCCAAAAAATTACAGGACGCTGTTAATGACAAAGGGTTGTCGGAAATTGACAGGGAAAAGAAATTGCAGGAGGCAATTAAAAAGACCACGGAATTGAGGACATTACAGGCAAAAATCAGGAAAGATGACAAATCCGAATCTGAAAGAAAAGAAACTGAAGAGAAAAAATATCAGAGTGAGAAAAAGAAAATCAGTGAGGAAATCGACACTGTAACCACGCGCGGAAATGATGAGAAAAATCGGATTACCGTATCAGCACCACAAGCCGCCGACAGATATGCACGGATGGGATTATTTACGGGTGGACAGGTCAATAATCAACCCGTGATGCTGGCGGAGCGGCAACTGAAAGAAACTCAAATCACCAATCGGATATTGACCGAGATGACCCGAATCAACGAGCGGTTGCAACAGGTCGAGGAGAACCACAATGCCTGGTTAAAACACGAGGAGAATAAGGGGTAAAATCATTATGAATGCAGTAAAAGTCCAAGGCTATAACGGTTTTACTCTGGAATCTCAGGATTACAAATTCCAACGTGAGCGCGGCTGGTATCTCCAGCAAATCTGGAAAGGTCCGCTGGAAAAAATGTGGTTGTTTATGCAGAGTTTGGATGCCGTGGATGCTGACCAGATTTCGGCGACGACGGGCAATCCAGCAATCATTGTCATTGATACGCCATACGCGGTGGCGTGGAGCAATGAGGTTACACAGGCGATTCAAGATGCGATTTGGGAATTGATTCCCGAACCCGTTGACAAGATTTTGTCGTCACATCCAGTTTTTAAAGTTGGGGCAGGGAAGGGTTATCTAGCGGAGATTGACCGAGCCATTGACTCGGGTGATATGCCAACTATAACGCAAAATTGGGACACTAAATATACAGATGGTGGGGGCAAATTAGATATATATCGTGATTTGAGAATGGGTGGGACAGATACCTACGAATCGGGGGTGTGGCGAGTCAGGCAGACGATTGTTGTATCGCGCAAATCCGCGTATCAGGCTAATGCGGCGGCGGCGTGGACGGTTTTGACATGGGACCACATAGGTGTTCCAGCAAATTCAAAATTTATCTGTCCTGTTGTATCGCAATGGACGGGAGAAACATTTGAACCAATGGCTCTCGCCGATTGGCTGGATATGGGGACAGAGGTGACTTGGAATCGTAATCAGCACAAATGGCATATCAGCAGAGAGTGGGTTGGTAGTGTTATGGCTTCGGGAACTATTTATAAGGGGGGGACCGGACCTTGAAAAATACTTACATTCCACCTGAGGTTTCCGGTCAAAATTCCGAAACGATTAATGCAATTATCAAATGTTTGAAAATGTTGTGGTTTTGCAAATCAACAACATTACTGATTCATCCGACATCGCGGGGGACATCGATTGAGGTCATGAAAACACCCTCGGTTGCATCAGTGATTACCCCCGAGGAGTTTGGAATTAAGGCTATTAATGCCAATGTTGTGTCAATCTATGGCGGTACTTACACTTATTGTTTTACTGACTACAATGCCACTGACACCGATTTCGCCATAACCTCTGATTGTATTATCGGAACAGAATATAGTATCCCCAATAAAACTTTTTCCATTGTTAATTTTGGTTCAACTTTTGTAAGTGACGCCGACCATATCAGGCGCAAATTGTGGTATCTGAAATTTACCCCACCAGTAACAGAAGACGGAACTGGGACAGTCAGTGTCAGTAAGAAATGCAATCATATGGTATATCCTGCAAATTGGGGAGGTAACTAAAAAATGAATCTTGTTTTAACGGGTTTGGTTTATGCCGTATCAACTGTAATCCCATATTTGTCTAATTCAATCTGGACGGAAAGAACGGATAATCAGATACAGCCACAAGACGTATTTTTTCTGATGAACATGTATCAGGAGCGCACATTGTGTACGAGATGGGGGCAACCATCCACTAATTGGACTCCTACAATACCAACTGACAAATATTCGATAACGCCAGGTTCTCCGACAACTAATTATTTCTATATCGGAACCAATAAACAATTTTATATTGACCCTGTTTTGATAGCCGAAAAAACGCCAATAACCAATTTATACACTTCAGGTAATTTTGATTGGTATGAGCAAAAACCCGTTACCTTGACTCACAGTTTTATTGATCCATTCCCGAGTTTTCCGAATACATTCTATGATTACGATTATAGCAACAGATGGATAGTTGGGGTGTACGATTCATTTCTCATTTCGGGGTTTTCCAATAATGATTTTAATGGGTTATATGTAAATCAGGTCGAGACAAATCAGTTTTACCCTGTGGTAATAACCACTAAAGATCATTATGCGTTTATAAATCAAAATGGGATTGAACTGTATTATTCTGCCAACGGGACATTTTTTGAAGATAATCGTGGGGCTGGTTACGGTGATTATTACGAATCATTATTGCCTCCATGGTTGGGTGCTCTCGTATATGATGATAGTACGTGGGCTCACTATCCATTGTATGACCCTTTTTACATTACATGTATCAGGGGTAATCGTTTGACAACTCCTGTTATTTCGATGGTTGGGACCAATTCGGTGACGAATAATATTCCCGTGCCGATTGATGATTCTCCCTGTTACAAGACAAGTATTGTGGATGATTGGGTATTGTTAAATCGTATTCCGAGTTATGAGACATTGTTCAGTCAAATGGATGCGGGGATATTTGGATATCCAGATACGACAACATATTCGACGAATGTTCCGACCACGATATTCTCTGCCTCAGAGGATAGTAGTCCTATGGTTTGGGGTGGTTGGAATTATCCCCAAAAAGACAATTTTCATATCATCATTGGGCAAGATATTTTTTGGGTTCAAAATTATGGTTGTTACATTGATTCCAGTTTTTGGGGAGTTAATTACACGACGAATTGGAGTGAGTGGTTATATCATCCAGAGACATGGGGATTGACGAATAAATATCAAGATACCAATAGTGGAGCGTGGATAGTTAATTTTGATAGTAATGTTTCAGTTCCGTCCAATTCTCCCAACACCAGACTAAATAAAAACATGTTTCAGCAGAGATATGATGTTCTGAAAAAAATGGATACGTTGGTTATAAAGCGGAATGGTGGTCAATATATTAATCCGAATTCGACACCATTTTGGGAATCAATATCCAGTAACAATACTTATTATGGATATGGGTATGGAGATACGCCGTTTTTGGCATTTTATGCGGCGAAAACAAACGGATATTATGGTACGGAATTATCACCGCCCTATATGCGTGTAACGGAAACTAAGTATAATAATGTGTATCCAGATATTGGTACACATTATCAGGTGACATTTGCGGTTCATTCTGCACGATTATCGACATATTTATCTAGTAATAATGTAAGTCAAGTTTGTGCGTATATTGAGGCTAACAAAATCAATGCAGATGCATGGACCAATTTATTTGATGTAGCGAGTGTTGATGGATTGCCGAATCCGTTATTGCAAAATGCATATACGAGTACAGGGGAATCGGGATCGGGGAATAGGTATAAATACAGTGTTGATATTAATGTGCATCCGAAGTTGCCCGAGGTTTTGCCACCAGTTGGGGGAACGTCATTTTGTGGATTTCAGATAGATGATGCGATTATGCAGGTTAAATTTGAGATGAAGTACCAATAATTGAGTCTCTGGGATGCCCCACGATTGATTTAAATCCCGTCCCCCTTGTATTGGTATTACCCTTCTGTCCATCCCCTCCGAAAGCAAACAACGCCATTTGGGCGTATAAATGTTTGTGGAGTTCTGTCGTTAAATAATTTTAGGAGAGGTTAAAATGTCACAAGAAATCACGATAAATTTATACGCTCAATTGGTCAAAGGTTCTGTCCGCGACCAACAGCAGCAGGTCGAAAACACGATGTTGGACCAAACGGGCAAAGCCATATCGACTGCCGTCCAAGCCATTACCACTGCCCCCACAGCATTTTCCAAAGGCTCCGTGGGGTCTCTCGGGTGCATGTTTGTCTCAAATATCAACACGGTAGGCAATGTGCTGGTGTCGGTTGACAATGGTGCAACGACACTATTGTCTATCCCGCCTGGTGTGACAAATTTCCTAAGTCCCACCCCTGCCTATGACATATCGACGATCACCTATGCGATGTCGGTTGGCAGTGGGTATGTGCAGATCCGGATCTGGGAGGCATAAAAATTATGAGACTGATACCCATAGTCACTGCATTAATGACGACCGTATCTCTATCATACGGGTTATCGATCCCGGTAACGATTGACACTGCCCAACCATTCGCGCCGCCGTTGTATGCCTATTTTGCCAATCGCCAGACCTATGCGGTGACGGTGAGAAATCAGGGGCAACCTGTGTCATTTGCAAATGGGGGTGTGACCTCTAATCCTGTTTTTTGGTGGGCGCGGTGTCCAGATTCCAAAGATGTTGTGACTGCAAAAATAACTAATCTGGATACCAACAATGGGACATTCAACGCCACGTTTTCTCCGAGTCAACTTTGTGAGTTGGGTAATCCCAAAGTGCCATTTGTTTTTGGTGTGACGATTTGGGCTGATGGGATGCCGACCAGTATCAAGATTGGGAATTTTCGGATATATAATGACCCGAGTGTATCGGGGACAAATTTTGCAAACAACTATTTGATCCAGCGGGACATTGATGGATTGGCATCGATAGATTTTGTTAATAATTTGATATCTCCATTGGCATCAACAAATTTTGTAAATAATATTATCAGTGGGTATATCAGCACCAATAGTCTACCCAGTTTGACCAATGGATTTGTAAAATCAGATATTATCAATGGACTGGCTTCTACGGATTTTGTCGTCAATGTGATATCTCCATTGGCATCAACAAATTTTGTAAATGATGCAGTAGCCTCTTTAGCCAATACAAATTTATTGCAGGGATTTATCAAGACGAATGATTCGAGGGTAATCAACGCTTTAACAAATGGAGGGCTGTATATCTCGACTAACTCACTCCCCGGATTGGCATCAACAAATTTTGTAAATAATATTATCAGTGGTTTCATCCCTACGAATGCATTGCCCAGTCTGACTAATGGATTCGTCAAATCAGATGTGACCAATGGCTGGGCAACTACTGGGTATGTCCAGAATGCTCTAGGTGTCTGTATTTCGACTAACTCACTCCCCGGATTAACCAATGGTTTTGTCAAAGCGGATATAACCAATGGTTTGGCGTCAATTGATTCTCTAAGTAGCACGGTCCAATCTTATCAATTTGGGGCAATGGCAAAAATATCCAGTGTTGATAATACTAACACTATTATTATTACAGATGCGGGTAGCAGTAACCCTGGTGCATGGGGTACATATACCCGTGACTATAATCCCGATGACGCCCCATTTACCAATGCGCTCGGGTGGTCAATATCGTGGGACGGCTCTAGTGGTGGTGACAGCCTTTTAGAAGTTATGACTTATCCATCAATTTATCTATGTTCGCCCGTACGGTTACCGATGGACTCAAACATGTCCGGCATGGGTAACGCATCTGGTACAGTCCATATTGCGTATGCACAAATGTCTATCACTAACTGGATTAGTACAAACGATACAGTTTATTTGCCTAATTATTCTCCCACTGGACATTTACACAATGCCAGTGAGGTTACGAATCTGTCTAATGTGATTAGTGCGCAGATCTTCAGTAAATTTTTTTTGGGATCAACCAATGCATTTATTTTTTCAGATCAAACAAATTTGTTTTTTAGAAATGCCAACAATGTGACTAATAATTTAACGAATAATTAATTAAACATTAGAAAATCGGTGGGGGGAATATCTCACACGGAAATAAATGACAACAAATCAAACAAATAGTGAGGTGCCCATGAGTGAGATAAAATTGAAAATCGGGGATGAAATTGAGGCTGTAAAATCTGACATCCAATTGTCAGACCCTCAGAGAGAATCGACCCTAGATCTGTTGCGAAGTTGTGAGACTGTGACCAATGGCAGCCTAGATAGGATTTTGGATTTGTCAAATGCGTTTGGGCTGTTGGCAATATACATTGTCAGACGGGACCGTAATCAGGCGGTAGAGACGGCTACAGCAATCAGTCGCGCTATTAATAGTCATGCAAATTCTTGTGTCCTGGCATCTGCTCCAAAAGGCAAACTCGGGCTAATGTATCAATTTAGAAACCAGTTAACTTGTATCCTAGCCCTTGCTTTGATTAGTCCGTATGGGGCTCCCATTTTGCGGGATGTAGTCCATCATTTTTTACCAACTCCCACAGTTACAATTACCCACTGAGGTTACAGTTATTATGCAATATGTGATTATAGATTTGAATTCTGGGGATAATAGGACCATACGGTTATATGTCAAAAATCCTGACTTGGACATTGTCAATTTAACAGGCGCAACCTGTCTATTTACGGTTAAGACTGACAAAGAGATTTCCGCAATTACATTTCAGAAATCTACGGCAGTATCAGGGCAGGGAGAGATTGGGGATATAGAATTAGGAGAAGTCTTTTTCTATATTGTACCTGAAGACACGGAGAGTATAGATATTCGGCAATATGTATTTGATATTCGGGTTAATTTGGCAAATGGGAAGACCTATACGGTATTAGAAGGTGTGATTGATTTGCAGAAATCCATAGATTAATCTGTAAAACAATTTTTGTTGGGCTGTATAATCGCATTACTAGTATTGCTCACAAAATAGGGGTTCGAACCGAGCGGTTTTTGCCTCTTTTAAAAACAGAGTAGTGCAAAAAAACATTATTACTCACTAAAAAAATAAAGAAGAAATTACAGTATTAAAAGTGGGAAAAAGGACCTGGACTGTAACCTAGGTCCTTTTTCTTTTTAAAGTTCCAATTTCTGACATTTTCTACAAAAAAATCTTTAGTTTCTTACATTCCATATCCCGACAGAAACTAAGAATTTATTTATGCTTTTGCAAAATGAAAGAGGATTTAGATCCGTAAAATATGGGATTTAGATCCGTAACCACTTTTTGAGATTAAAAATATAAAGTTATCTCCAAGAACGAGTTACATCAAATATTGTCCTTTTCCGGCATCTCAATTCCAGACAGTCATATTATAATAAGGAAGTATGTCGTGAGGGTTGACGGAGTCAACATTGATAATATCAGCCAGATTGATCAAATGGGCTGAATGAGTAGTAATGAATTAGTTATTAGGATTGGATTAGTTTAAAAACATGTCAATCTTGATGGATAGGATAGGTCTAAAACCGAAAAAGGATATGAATTGAGGTAAGGGTGAGGGGGTAGGTAGGGAAATCGATTGTAGGGCATTGTAGAGGGTATTTATTTTGGTCATGCGGAATGAGAGAAGGACAATATTTGATTCTACTCACCATCTTCAAACTTTCAAAAATATTTTAAAATTTATTGACGGTGAATTAAGGAGAAATTAATATAGGTAGATATTCGGGTTGGTATTCATTCCAATCCACCAAGGCATTCGGGCATCTCTCAGGCACTTCTAGGCATCTCTTAAGCATCTCAATCTTAGTGCAATAATAATTTTATATTTTGCATATGGGTGTAGATGCATTGATTTTTTAAAAATGACGGTGGCAGGCTTTTGGGGTTGCTCCCAAAAGAAAAACTGCCCTGTTTCGCACTCTTTAGGGGCAGCCTGCCGCCCGATTTTTTAGAGTGATAACAGGGCAAAAAGGAGTGAAGTATGAAAAAATCGAAATTGTTATTATTGGAAACGAACCCGCTTGTCATTATTCCAGAGGTTGCAGCCGAAATCGGATTAAATGAGGCTATTGTCCTCCAGCAAGTCCATTATTGGTTATCGACATCTAAACACAATCACGACGGATTTAGATGGATATATAACAGTGTTACCCAATGGCAATTGCAATTCCCGTGGTGGGGGACCAACACTATCATACGGACAATTGACTCCCTAGTCCGTAAGGGACTTCTCAAAGTTGGTAACTATAATAAGGACAAGAGGGACCGAACGAAGTGGTATCGGATTAATTACCACGCCGTAGAGCAATTCGGGAAAACAACAAATGCATTTACCCATTTTGGGCAAATGCAAATACCCAAAATGGGTACACCATTACCAGAGACTACTACAGATATTTCAGAGAAAAAGAAAGAGAAAGGGAAAATTTCCCCAGTTTCTGAAAATCTAAAGAATCCCGAGAAAGAGGAAGACCAACAAGAC